GGCGCTACATCATCGGCCAGCCCCAGGGCACCATCGGCGCCACCATGTGGTCGCTGCCGGTCGTACCCTCGATGGCGATGACCCTCGACAAGGTGCTGGTCGGCGCGTTCCGCACCGGGGCGCAGATCTTCGACCGCTGGTCGACCACCATCGAGACCGGCTACGAGAACGACGATTTCACGAAGAACCTGGTGACGATCCTCGCCGAGAAACGCCTCGCCCTGGCCACCTATCGCCCGGGCGCCTTCATCTATGGCGATTTCGGCCGGGTGGCCTGATCGGCTCTCTGAGGGGGCGGATGGACCGCCCTCTTTCCTGAGCCGAAAGGAGGATGACATGCTGAAATACACGGTCCTGCGCCAGCACCTCGGCGACCGCATGTATCTGCAAGGAGATGTGCGCGAGGCTGTCGAGGCTGAGGTTGCTCACCTCGTCGCCGCCGGGGTGCTGGCCGCGCCCGAAAGCATACCCGCGCCCGATCCCAAACCACGCCGCGCCCGCAAGGGGACCGGGGAATGACGGCAATTCCGGTTCTGGTGACGCCGCCCTCGGCCCCGGTGGTCTCGCTGGAGGATGCCAAGATGCATCTGCGGATCGACCATGCCGATCAGGATGCGATGATCGAAGGTCTGGTCCTGGCCGCGACAGCCCATCTCGACGGCTGGCGCGGGGTGCTTGGCCGGGCGATCATGCCCCAGGTCTGGCAGGAAACCCATGTCGGGCCGGGCCCCTATCTGCTGGCGATGCCCGACGTGTCCGAGGTCTCGGCCTCGGCCGGGGGCGTGATCCGCGTCGAGACGACCGCGCTCGGCCCGGTGGTGACGCTGGCCGAGCCGGTGGAGGGCGTGACGCTCAGCTATACCTGCGGGCTGCCCGCCGCGCAGCTTCGCCTGGCCGAGGTCGCGGTCAAGCTTTACATCGCGCATCTCTATGACGGCTCCGACCTGTCGCCCGCCTTCGGCGCGATGGTGGAGGCGCTCAGATGGCGACAGGCATGAGTGTCGCTGCAAATGTCAGGGCTGAGCGATTTCGCGATCGCATCACCATCCAGCGCCAGGGCGCGGAAGATGACGGCCACGGCAATGTCGTGAGCGAATTCGAGGACCTCCTGTCTCTCTGGGCGGACATGCGCGAGGCCACCGGCAAGGAGAAGATCTCTTCCGGTGTGGTCGAAGCCAGCCGCATGGCCACGATCCGGATTCGGTTTTCCTCCGCATCGCGTGGGATCACGGCGGCAGACCGGGTCGTCGCCCGCGGCCAGATCTGGAACATCCGCAGTATCGCCCGGATCGGTTGCGTCGGCGAGATCCTCGAAATGCTCTGCGAAACCGGGGTTGCGACATGACGGCGAGAACATCCGGGTTTCACGCGACCGCTGTGATGCTCAGGACCCTGCCGAAATCCGTCGAGAGGAAGATCGAAGCGGCCAACGCGGAAAATGCCGAGGACCTGATGCGCACGGCAAAGGTGCTGATCCCGGAAAAGACCGGCAAGGCGCGCCGTCTGATCAAGGCGATGCCGCAGGGCGATGGCGGCGTCCTGGTGGATTTCGGGCCGCTTTCGAAGATCCTCGAGGGCGGCACGGAAGAGCGCCAACACAAGGACGGCAAGAGCACCGGGAAGGGACCGGCCCGGCCATTCGTCAACCCCGCCCTGCAGGTCACGGAAAAGCGCCGGAAGAACCGGGCGCGCAAGGCGGTGCGCGATGCGATCCGGGAGGTGAAGGGCAATGGCTGAAGGGTATGCCCTCGCATTGCAAGATGGTTTGGTGGCGGCGCTCAGGGCCGATCCCGGCATTTCTGCTCTGGTCGACAAGCGGGTCTATGATGAGCCTCCAAAGGCTGTGACGCACCCCTTTATATGCCTTGGCGGCATCGAGCCGCGTCCTCTGCGGACAAGCGGCAGGCGCGCCGCCGACGTGGTGTTTTCTATCGAGGCCCATAGCCGCCCGCAGGCGGCGGGTCGGGTCGAGGCGACCCGCATTGCCGCTTCCATCGTCGCTGCGCTCGACGAACAGGAAAGCGCCGTCGCCGTGGCGGGATACACGCTGATCCGGCTCCAGTGGATGGGGCAGACCGTGGCGCGCGACAGCGACGGCGAAAGCTATTCCGCGATCATCGCTTTCGAGGCGCTGATCGACGGGTGAGCCCATATCCCGGCCTCTGGGCAAGGCCGCGTTCCCCAGATGGAGCCTATTCCATGGCGAAGCAGAAAGGCCGGCTGCTGCTGGTCAAGATCGGCGACGGTGCCGAGACCGAGACATTTGCGAACCTCTGCGGTCTTACCACCCAGACCCTGACGCTCAACAACAATGCCTATGAGGTGACGACGCCCGATCAGACCGATCCCGGCGGGCAGATCTGGCGGGAGGTTATGACCGGGATCCGCTCGATGGCGATCAGCGGAAACGGGTATTTCGAGGACAGCGATGCGGAGGGCAGGCTCCGGTCGGTCGCCTTCGGTACCGGCCAGAACGATACCGCCGATGCGATCTGCAACTTCCAGGTCATCGTCCCGGATTTCGGGACCTTCGAGGGCGCCTTCCATGTCGACAGCATCGAATATGGCGGAGAGCAGGAAAACGGCGTGACCTATTCGATCTCGCTGTCCTCCTCCGGCTATGTCTCCTGGAAAGCGATGGCGTGATGGCGATTGCCGACATTGCTCCGAAGGGCGGGATCGTTGCCGAGATCGGTGGCAGGTCCCGCCCGCTGATCCTGCGGAATGCGGAAATCGAGCGCTTCGAGCGCGAGCACGATCTCGGGATCTTCGCGGTGCTCGACCGGCTGATCGGACGCGGTTCGTGCCCGCAGGCCCGCCACATCCGGGACCTGGTGGCGCTCGGACTTGTGGGCGGCGGGATGCCGGATCGTGCAGCTGACGACATCGTGTCGGGCATGCCGCCGGGCGAGAACTGGCGCTTGCGCCAGATCGCCCACGACCTGGTGATCGCGGCCTTCCTGACCGACGCCCCGCAAAAAAAAGCGCAGAGGCTGGATCGCCGCCCGGGACCCCGGCGGAGACCGAAGCTGGGACGTCCCGGCCCGGATCCGTGGCGTCGTCGCAACCGGACTGAAACCGGCAGAGCTGCGGGCGATGACGCCGGGCGATCTCGTCCTGTGGATAGAGGGCTGGAACGCGGCGCATTCGACCGAGGTCGAGGCGCCCTCGGCCGACCAATATGCAGATCTGGTGAGGACATATGGCTGACGACGAAACCCAGCGGATCCTGATCCTGCTGAAGGCGCAGAGCGAGGCGCATGACAAGGCGATGCGCAAGAGCGCCCGGGAGGTTGAGCGGCTGGAAAGGAAATACGACCCGCTTTCCCGCGCGGTCATCAAATACGAGCGCGAGCAGGAGCAGCTGAACCGCGCGCTGGAAGCCGGGACCATCGACGCGCAGCGCCACGCCCAACTGCACGACCGCCTGCAGAAGGAATACCGCGAGACCGTTGCCGCCATCAACGATGCGAACAGCATGCTGGCGCGCCAGCAAGGCGCCCTTGGCGGGGTCTCCGGCTTCATGAAGCGAAATGGCAATGTCGTGCAGCAATTCGGCTATCAGGTTGGCGACTTCGCGGTGCAGGTCGGCTCCGGAACCAGCGCTATGACCGCCTTTGCGCAGCAGGGCTCGCAGATGCTCGGTGCTCTGGGTATGTGGGGCGCGATTGCCGGGGCTGCGGTCGCCGTTGGCGTGCCCCTCGTCCGTGCCCTGACGGATAGCGGTGATGCCGCCAAATCGCTCGAAGACCGCCTGAAGGACCTGAACGAGGCGGTTTCGGATCTGAACGATCTCACCATGACCTATACGGTCGAAGGTCTCGACAGGCTGAAGAAGAAATACGGCGAGGTCACCGAAGAGGTGCTCGATCTGGTCGAGGCGCAGAAGGACCGCGAAATCCAGATCGCCAATGACAGGTCCACCAGCGTGGCCGAAAAGCTGGCGGCCGAATTCCGCGTCGTCGCATTGGAGGCCGGCACCACCGGGCGGATTGCCGAACAGCAGTTTTCGGTGATGGCGCACAGGCTCAAAATCGCGAAGGCCAGTGCCAAGGATCTGGCAGACGCCTTCTACGATCTGCGCCAGGCCGACAGCTTCGATGACAAGGCCGACGCACTGGCCCGCATCCGGAGGATCATCCTGCAGAGCTCCGCGGCCGGAACCGATCTTTATGATGCGCTTCTCGAAGCCGAGTCGAAAATGAAGGAGCTGGCCGCCGCGGCGCCGGATGCCAACTGGCTCTCGGCGGCAATCAGACAGGCCAAGGATCTGGCCGCCGCGCTCTGGGACGCAGCGATGGCCAATGCGGAGGCCCGGCTCGATGACGCAGGCAATCCGATCCCGCGCGGGGTCAGCAAGAGCGACAGACCCAGACCTGCGCCCCCCGGCATCGGCGGGATCGACTGGGGGCTGCCGCCCGGGACGTCCCGAAGCACCGACAGCCGGACGGCCTTTGATCCTCTGGCTTCGGGCGCGCAGCAGATCGAGGCCCTGACGCAGCAGATCGACATGATCGGCAAGACCGGAACCGAGGTCGCCGCGCTGACCGCGAAATGGCAGCTGCTGGCCGAGGCGAAGAAACGGAAGATCGACCTCGATCAGGTCGACGCCGCCACCGGCGAGACGGTTCGTCAACAGATCGAGCGGCAGGCCGAGGAGATCGGCAAGCTGACCGAACAGCACGAGCGCCTTGCCGAGCGGCAGGAGGTCTTCGTGCAGTCGCAAGAGGACTTCAAGACCGGCATGATCGACGCGATCATCGAGGGCAAGAACTTCGCCGGGGTCCTGGAAGACATTGCCAAGTCATTCGCCAAGGCTGCGCTGCAGGCGATGCTGTTCAACGAAGGGCCGTTTTCCAGCGGAACCGGCTCGGGCCTTCTCGGAAACTTCTTCACGGGCGCGTTTTCCGGCGGCGCAAGCGGAGGCGGGGGGACTGTGACGCCGTTCATGGATCTGCTCGCGGGCGCCCGTGCGTCTGGCGGGCCTGTCTCTGCCGGGAAATCCTATCTTGTCGGGGAGGAAGGCCCGGAGATCTTCACCCCGCGCAGTTCCGGCGAGATCATCCCGAACACGGCGACAAGCAATGCGCGCGGCGCCGGCGACAGCATCCGCATGGGGGACATCTACGTGACCGCCGAGGGCACGCAGACAGATGCGATCGCGATCGCCGCTCAGGTTCGCAGGGAAATGGAAGCGCAGGCCACCGCCATCTACGCCCGTCGAAGCCGCGTCGGGCGCGCAAGACAGGGAGCATCCTGATGGCCTATCCGCCCTCAACGCTCCAGGTGGTCTCCTTCACCCTGCGGATGATCACCAGCAGCCTGCGGGTGCAGAGCCCCTACAGCTTTGCGCAAACCGCCTATGACTTCATGGGCGGCATGTGGGCGGCCGAGATGACCCTGCGGCCCGTGGGGCCGTCCGCCAATCAGGCAATCATGGCCTGGATCGCCCGGCTGAACGGGCCGTTCGGGATCTTCGAGATGGCTCCGCTGGACCATGGCGGCCCCTCTGTCGGCTTGAGTGCCAACCCGACGCTGGTTTCGGCCGTCCCGGTCCGGGCGCAAACGCTGGTCTTGCAATTCGCAGCCAGCGGTGAAGCCGCCACCGTCGGGGACTACCTGACGCATGACGGCCATCTGCATATCGTGAAGACCGTCGACGCTCCCACCGCCGCGTATCAGCAGACCGTCACGGTCTGGCCCCGCCTCCGCTCGGCGATTTCAGCAGGCGATGAAGCCGAGATGCTGGCCCCCTATGGGACTTGGGCCCTCGCAGATGCGAGCGCCAGCTATTCCAAGGGCCAGAGCGGGGCACGTACCCGGACCTTTTCGTTGATCGAGGCGCTGTGATGGACGCGAGCGGAAACCAGATCCTCGGCCTGCTGGTGCGGTGCCGGTTCGATACCGGCGAGGTGAACATGTTCACTGGCTACGGCACGGTCACATGGGATGGCGTGACTTATCTCGGCGCGGGGCAGGCCCTGTCTATCGGCGATGCCAGTGTCACCAGCGGCGACGATATCCCCGGCATGTCGATCACGCTTTCCGGGCTCGACCCGGAGGTGGTGGCGCTGGCCGAGCTCGAGGAGTTCCAGCGCCGCCGGGTGACGGTGTTCCTGGCGCTGTTCGACGAGACCGGCCAGATCGAGACGGCCGATGTGCTCTTCGACGGGGTCGCCGACACCATGGAGAGCGATGACGGCCCCGACACCGCCACCACCACGCTGGCGCTCGAGCCGCGCAGCATGGCGCTGGGGCGCAAGTTCCCCTTCTATTACCTGCCCGAGGACCAGGAAAAGCGCTTCCCGGGCGATCAGGGCTTCGGCCTGGTCCAGGCGATCCAGAACCGCGAAGATACCTGGGGGCGGTCGTGAGGCGCGCGGGCTGGGAACGGCGCCTGTCGGCGGCGGTGCGGGACTGGGAGGACCGGCCCTTTGCCTGGGGCACGGCCGATTGCCTGGGCTTCTGCCGGGCCGTCGCCCGGAGCATGACCTGGGAAGATCCGATCCCGGGCCTGCCGGATTACGGCTCGGAATACGGGGCGGCCAAGGTGCTGGTCTCGCTGGGCTTCGGCTCCATCGAGGCGCTGGTCGACGCGCATCTGGAGCGGCTGCCGGTCGCGGGCGCGCGGCGCGGCGACTGGGTGATGACCGCCTGCGAGGGCGCGATGCCGGGCGCCATGGGCGTGGTGACGGGGCGCTACGCGCAGCATATGGGCCGGAACGGCCTGGTGCGCCGCCCGGTCCTGACGGCGGAGGCGGCATGGCGTATCGACTGATCCTTCCCGCGCTGCTGATCCTGCTGGCCGGACCCGCCCATGCCATGCCGCCGGTGGTGGCCGCGCTCGGCGTTGCGGCGGGCGGCTGGATGGCCGGGCTGACCGCGACCGCCATCATGGGCCAGGCCGCGCTCGCCGCCGTGCTGACCGGCATCCAGATGGCGATGGCGAAGAAGCCCAAGGCCAAGACCCGCGACGAGATCACGCTCAACCGGATCCAGCCGGTCACCACGGGCCGGATCCTCTATGGCGAGCGCATGCTCGGGGGCTCGATTGTTGCCCGCGCCACCACCGAGG